ACTTGGCTGGTAACGGCCTGGGAAATTAGGTAGGCGCCAACTTTTATATTCCTCCTTAGCTCAGCTGGTAGAGCATGCGGCTGTTAACCGCAGGGTCGTTGGTTCGAGTCCAACAGGGGGAGCCAAATCTGGAGAGCGGTTCGCCGTTCTCCTTTTTTTGAACATTGGTCTAACCCCAATGTCTTGAGGGCCATTAGCTCAGTTGGTTAGAGCAGCCGGCTCATAACCGGTCGGTCCGGGGTTCGAGTCCCTGATGGCCCACCAAATCTAAAAGCCTTGAAAATGGCGGTTTAAAGCCATTTTCAAGGCTTTCCCTTTGCAATTTTGTAATTTGATGCTATACGATTTTATACGCAAAATAACAGTTCTACACGAAAAAATACAGGTCAAATACAGGTCAAAATTCCTTGGCCGGGAGAAACAAAAAAATGCCCCCTAGTAATCAGCATTTTGGACTGACTACTAGGGGGCATCATTATGTCTGCAAAATTATTGCATCTGGTCTTTGGTCTTGTTTGCGGCAGGTACGGTATACCCCAGCGCTCGCTCGCTGTCGGATACGCCGGCGGTGGTTGGGTCAGCGATTACGCCTACAATGCTGAGCACAGCGAACAGCGCATTGATAATTGCCGCAAGCTGCTGATTGAGTACACCGTAGTCCCACTGATAACCGAATGGTGCAAGCACCACCTGTACCAATAGGAGCACCGCCGGGATGAGTGCTAGCCAAAAAGATTTGTTCTTCGCACGAACTATAAAATTGATTTTCATTATGTATTGTCTCCAATTAATTTTTATCGTCCACAATCTTGTCCAGCCGGTCAATGCGGTGGTGCGCTTGTGCCGCGCTGGACTCTACCGCGGTTAACCGGCGCTCGTGTGCCGAGATGGCACCGTCCATTTTGTCCAACTGTGCATTGGTGCCGGTCACGGATGATTTGATATCATCCAACTTTGTGTTTACGGTACCCTTCCATTCACCGTCGTTGGTTAGTTTTTTATCACGGCCAGACAACCATCCGGCAAGCCCGACAAAGCATCCCACCACTGCAATCAGCAGCCCAATGTCTACTGCCCCCATACTTTTACACCACCTTAACGGCAAAAATCTTACGGCCGTTGACCGCCACACCCGCGCAGCCGCGTCGTTTTGCCGTGCAGCGGAAGAAATAGTCATTGCCGCTCTGATGGTCAAATGATACGTCAACAATGCTGCTGTTGCAGCTGTTCGTCAGCGGTCGGCCGGCGGTACAGGTCAGCTTGTAGATGTAACTGTGTCCTAGCTGCAGTGTAATGTTCATTGTGGTGTCTGAACGCACTGCTGATGTTTTGGAAGCGTAACGGATTGCTGCGGGTTTAGCCTGTGACGCACCCTGTACCTGCCGCAAAATGTCTGTCCAGGGGAATTTTTCGCCGGGGCAGGTGGGTTTTTCGCGCGGGCTGATTTCGCAGTGTCCGACAATGTGCTGCCGGTCAACCGGGATAGTAATGCCATACAGGCGCTGCACTTCGGAGCGGATGTGCTTAATCAGATCCACCGTGGCAGCTTGCTGTGCGGCAGTCAGCGCGCCATGCGTCTGATTGTACATACCCTCATGTTCAATACTGATGGTGTAATAGTTTGCGTTGGTTGCCCGCTGCCGCACCAGCGGCAGGGTAGACGTGCTGTAGTGGTAAGCATGTCCAGCGGTGACGCTTGTCCCATTGCACCATGCGGCATCGGTCAGGCTGACAAGCTGCGTGACCTGTCCAGTGCGGCTGACAACATAATGTGCGGATGCTTCTGCCCGCGGGTTGCACAGCCAACTAACAGCACCATCATAACTGCCGTCTGTGATGTGACAGACAATCATGTCCGGTTTCCAGCCATTGCGACCGTTGTAATGGTTTGGACTGCTTTTTGGTGTAATGTTCATATGTATGGTCCTTTCTATATGAGTGTATAACATCCGTCTGAATCAGGCTGCTGAGATACAATAGCAGCCGAATTTAAAATCATGGCAGGACGGACTCCGTACTTTTGTGTACAACTATTGTAATCAACATTTCCTTCAGTGGTCAGATTCCATATGTAGTAGTATCCTGATGTTAGATATGGGGACCGTGTCCACCAGTAATATGGGCGACTACCATCTGCTGTCATGGCAATGCGCTTTTTGTTAGCGCTTGCACTCTTTCCGCTTTCAAAGTACGATAATTTTTCACCGTCAAGCGGAAAACCGCTGCCATCTGATGTGGTAAATCCAATTTCGTACCCAGACAGTAGGAATACCTTTGTGCTAAGCCCGTTGGAACCGCTATCAATTACTTGACTTCCGTACCCTTCGCTATATGGCAATTTAATTGATTTAATTGTGGCTTGCACAGTTCCACTAAATTCCTTAAAAATGGTGTCATTAAGATACTTGTGAACAGTCGAATTGACATAATAATTATTTGACTCAGAATTCCATGTTTCATATCCGGCCACATTTTTTCTCATTACCCAAGTACCATTGCAGCTAATATCGTATAGTGCTGTGTTAGGATTGCCTTGATTGACTATGATGTATTGCTGCGTAATACCATTCTCTGCAATTTTCAGCAAACTTCCAACTGGCAGAGAACCTATCGTTAGTTCCTTATGCAATTCCCACAGCTTGGTTTTTTGCCCGCCGACATTTCCCCACACGGCAGATATTTTTCGAGTAGCAATGCCGTCATTTGCTGTAATGGCGGTGATTGCCTTTTTGTCGGCGCCGAAAATTGCACTCATGAACCCGCCCCCACATCATAGCTAAATACCAGCGTATTTGCAGCGACTGTCGTAGGCTCTCCGGCCTGCACAATAATTGTGTAGCCTCCCACGGTGGACGCATTGCCACCATTTGCGGGCAACGATGCAGGAATAACAGGATACGCAGGCAACTGTAATTCCGTACCAGTTTTCGTAACAACCGTATCGCCAATCTTGGCCGACTGCACAGCACTTGCAAGGGCTGTCAAATCCGGTTTTTCGTCCAAGTCACTGTACTTTCCAGACGTGGCGACTGGCTTTACCTCCGCCTTTTTTAGATAATCGTTCATGTCTGGTGCCGGGATTTTTGTTTCTGTCCAGCCGTTGGTCGCCCATACATAAATAACACTTCCGACTAAGTGTCCCATACCGTCATTCGTGGGGTGCGCCGCCTGCAGGTTGGCAAGTGTACTGTAACTGTCGCCAAACGAAAAAGCCGGTCCCATAGGCCCTTGTGGACCTATTTCACCGGTACTGCCTTTTTCACCCTGAATGCCCTGCACACCTTGCTCGCCAGTAGCACCTTTTTCACCGGCGGGTCCTTGCGGCCCGACTGCACCGGCAGGGCCGATGGGGCCGGCTGGCCCTGTGGCGGAAATGCCGGTGTCTTTGTAGCTTTGTACGGTGGCATCCCATACTTCCCAGTGGTTGCTGCTGTTAATTTGTGGCGCGTGCGTAACCACAGCGGCGGCGTCTTCGGATGTTTTCTTTGCTAACTCACTTTCGGTGTTGATTGCTTCAATGCCGCTGGCAATACTTTCGCGCACGTCTTTTCCATATACAGCGCTGCGTATTTGTGATACTTTATTACTAATATCAGCCATATGTACTGCGCCTCCTTAATCGATTTGTGATGTAAAGCCCTTTTTATAATACATTCGGTGGGCAGTGCCATCATCCATTTTTACGTTGTAATTTACGCCATCCGGGCAGCTGTTGACGTCCACACCATTAATAACCGTGTTGCCGCTGAGCGCGCCGTCTTTAATAGTGGCACCATTCAACGTTACGTCATTGAGGGTTACATTTTCCAGCGTCACATTTGACAGTGTACCGTTGCGCAGCGTATGCCCGTTTAGATTTACATCCCGACCGCAGACAATCTGCGTATCAGAGCCGCCGGTTAGCATGATTGTCCAGTCGCGGTTAGACGGATCATCAGCGGCACTGTATACCGTTACGCTTTCGCTACCGTTGCCCAGCATCAGCTGTGTGCCATTGTTGCCGCGGTATGCGCGCATGAGCGGAGTGCTTTGGTTCCCTATTGTCAGATCATCGGAGGACAACCGTCCGACTAATGTACCGGTGGCATCATATAAATCTATGAATTGACCGTCCAGTAGTAATTCACCGGATTTTGTGCCGGCCGAATCATACGCAGTGATACGCATATTGCCGCCTGCACCGATACCGGTCATACTAATCTGCGGTTTTGTACCGCCAGCATTATATATTTGCAATCCGTGATTACCAATCACAAGTTTACCGGTAAATACATCAGTAGTTGCGTTAATAACCAACTGCCCATTATCCAAGTCAAAATTAACAGTACCATCTTGGCTCTTGAGTGACCCAGTACGCACTCGGTCAGCAGACAAGGTACCCGTCGTGATACAGTCCGCTACAATCGCACCGTCCATGGTAGCAGCCAGATTGTAAGGGCCGTTGATACCACTTTTGCTGTACCCCCAGCCGTTGACATTCCAGCGCCAAATGTGCTGCGCAGTAGATGTGTCGTCTGTATCCATGATAAGGATTTCATCCGGGCGCAAGACAACGTGACCGGTCGTAGCGGCAGTCAGCAGGGCAGTGGCGTTATCCTGTGCAAGTTTTAGTGTAGCGGATTGGGATGGGATGCGATCAATCTGCTGGTAAATTGCGTCATTGTCTTTGTTGACGCGCTCTGTGTAACTTACAGATACGGTATCGCCTAATGTGATCGTGTCCTGCTCTGGTGTGGCAAAGTGGATGGTGCGGGCAGTGACCGGAAAAAAGCGGTCCATACCATGTGGTTTGGATAAGCAGCGGATACGGTCACCAACCTTGATGCGCTCAAAATCTCTGGACAGCAGGTGCTTATCTACAGCAGTAACGGTCAAGGTCATTTGCTCAAACTGTGTTTCATGCAGATATTGCTCACCTTTGGTTTTAAGATTGGCGGGTGTGGTTATATCGTCAAAATGCACGACTTTAAAAATCTGACCGTAATTTTTGATCGCGTCTGCATCTGAAACATAGTCACTACCGCCATTGGCATCTGCACAAGTGGTATATTTTTGCAAAGCTTGTGGGTCTCCATCTGTATTTTCGATTGTCGCCCCTAGGGGAATAACGCAGGTTGCCAAATCTTCCGCGGTGGTGTTTTCGGTGTAGTCCAGTAGGTTTTCACCAAACGCAATCGTCTGCGTGTTGGTGTTGTCGCTGTCCGCGAGATAATCAATGTATCGGTGACCATCCTGATGCCGCACGCGGATGTGTCCGCCGAGTCGTGACACCAGCTTGTCATTGATATCGTCCAGTGTGGTTTCCCAGTTTGTGTATCGGTACAGACTGTCATTTGAGTCCGTGACCGTCACCATGCCAACTTCAAACTTTTTGCTATCCTCAACCTGACTATTATGCACGTCAATCAGGTACTGCAAAAATCCGCGTATTGTGATGTCATGGAATTCATGCGGACGCTGGATGCTGTCCAGCAGGAGCGCAAGTTCTCCCTCACAGGTGATGGTTTCCATGCCGTAAAAGTCTTTTTCGGCAGCCACGACACGGCCACAGAACAGACTTTCGCCATCTTGAAGCACTTCAATAACAGACACCAGTTTTTTTATCTCACCATAGCCGGGATTGCCCGGCGGCACGCCGCAGCTAAAGGAGCCGGATTTTCCGTCTGCCAGTTCCAATGTGGGGTCTGTCAATGCGATGCCAATCATGGGGTCATAGATTGCAGTTCCGTCCAGCAGCACTTTGTACATTACAAATAATCTCCTTTCAGCAGAATAGATACTGTACCGGTGCCGGTCAGCGTAACAGGCGTTTCACCTGGTGAAATTAGGATATCCGAATTTTGCGATTCACCGGCGGGTAAGGAATAGGTCTTGCCACCAAGCATGATCTGAATCGCCGCAGAGCAGGTGAACGTTGGCACTTCCGGCCGGCTGTATCCAACGACGGTCAGTGTCTTGCTGCCGTCCACCGTGATGCTTCCATAGTCGCGGATAACGCCGGTAATGAAGTTGAAACCGTCCCACTGCCACGGTTCCGTAGTAGCGGCCAGTTCATGCTTGAAAGGCTCTGCATCCACGGTAATCGTGATGTCGGACAGCACATTGTTGTCTTTGGTGCTGGATACCGTGCAGCGGCCCTCATAGTAATAGCCAGGGTCGGTGTCCAATACAATACGCCGACGCTGTCCGTGACAGGCGTTTGCAATTTCGGTGTAGACCGCGTGCCATTTTTCATAACTGAAATCTTTGCAGGAAAATGCAAAGGACAGCGTGCGTCGCTTGTAGGGTACTGTGCCGGTGAGCACTTCGGTCAAGTCCAACACACTGCTCATGCCGGGTACTTCAATCGTTTTTGTCTGCGGCTCCGGCATGGGGATGGTATACGATTCCAGCCGCAGCCCCCAGTCCCGCCAGGTGTGCTTATCGCCAATTTTTATGCCAAGCAAATTAACCACCCCGCTTTACTTTGATGTCGCTTTTGGCAAATTCCTCATTAATATGCGGTGCCAGTACACGGCCGACCGTTTTACCGTCCATTATGATAGGCCGATCGTCAGTCTGTACTGTGACAGGTGCAGGCTGTACGATTGGGCTAATATGTGGGGAGGACTGTGCAGCGCTAAAAGCAGCGTTTGCAGAATACTGCACAGATGCCGAGGATACTTCCGCACCCACTGCGCTATACATATCGGACACCATACGGTGTACTGCACTGGCGTCCGGCCGCAGCACCATGTTTTCGGCTACTCCGGACACAGCCACGGTAACATAGTCAAGGTTGTCGGTAATGCCGCCACCATACTGCTGCATCATGTCACGTGGCCAGTCCATAATGTCGCGCAGCGGGCCTTCATCCGGGATGGAGAAGTGTAGAAAGGACTTTATCTTGTTGGCGACGTCACCGACTGCATTCCCGATATTATCAATCATGCTACGGATGCCATCTATCAGATGTCCTATTATTTCGCTGCCCCAGTGGAACATCTTGCCGGGCAGAGAGGTAATAAATCCAATTGGATCGCTGAAAGCACCTTTAATAACGGGGCCAATTTTGCCCATGATGCCGCCAATACCGGATTTTAGGGCATTGAATGCACCAATCGCACCATCCCGCGCCTTTCCGGCGAGTCCGCCAACGGTACTGGAAATTCCGCCCCAAATATTGGCCGCGGTACTTTTTACATTGCCCCAGATGCCTGCAGCACCGCTTTTCAAATTGTTAAACGCCGTAATTGCACCATTTTTAATATTGTTCGCCTGCGTGGAAACAGCGGAATGAATACCACCCCAAATAGACGATGCAGTAGTTTTCATGTTGTTCCAAACACCGGAGGCATTCGTTTTCAACGTATTAAAAGCGGAAATGGCTTTGCCTCTGATGTCGTTTGCTTTGCCGGACACGGCGGTGCAAATATTGCTCCAGGCAGCAGAAGCGCCGGATTTTACATTGCCCCAGATAGTAGCGGCACCATTTTTTAGATTGTTGAAAGCGCTGGAAACACCGTTTTTGATGTTCTTAGCAAAACCGGTAACGCCGGTACAGATGTTTGACCATGCTGTTGATGCGCCGGTTTTTACATTGTTCCACACGCCGCCGACAATTCCCGGCAGTGCGCTGAATGCGGAAGGAATCGTTTTTGTAACAAAATTACCGATGGATGAACCAATAGAGCCAAAGAAATTTCCGACTGCGGTGAATGCAGAAGGAAGCGTTTTTGTAAAGAAGTCCGCAATTCCAGTGCCAATCGTTTTAAAGAAGTTTCCGATTGCGCCAAACACGGCATTGACGCCGTCGCGAAATGCTTTGCAGTGATTGTATGCGTAAATCAGTGCTCCAACAATCGCTGCAATCGCGGCGATAATCAGCGCGGCAGGGTTGGCCGCAAGCAGCAGAAACAGGGACTTTACTGCAGTGCCAATGCCTTTGATGCCCTTGAGCAGTCCAGCACCAACAACTTTTAAGCCGGAACCGAGGACTTTTACGGCAGAACCAATTCCCGAACCAACTGTTTTGAAAATGGAACCAAGACCTTTAAAGACTTTTCCAACGCCGGAACCGGCCTTGCCCAAGGTGCTAATGGAGCCTGAAACATCTTTTACGACCTTTGCACCAGCACCGAGCCCACCAAGCAATTTTTGGATGGCACCAATACCCGATGCCAACTTGCCAAATCCCACAATGGCGGGGCCTGCTGCCGCAACGATTCCTGCGATTGCAAGTACCACTTTTTGTACGGGAGCAGGCAGCGCAGTAAATTTGTTTGTAAGGTCTTGAATCTTGTTGGCCACATCCCGCACGATGGGGTTCAGAATTGTACTGAGCGCAATACCTGCTGTTTCAAGGGAACCTTTCATCTGCTCAATAGAACGGTTTGTATCGCCCATCTGACTGTCTGCAAGGCGGGAGGCGCTGGTCTGGTCATAGGTGGCTTTTGTGTATTTGGCAAGTCCCGCAGCACCGTTGTTCATCATAATCGCTGCAGCACGGCTGGCATCGGAACCGAAAATGGTCTGCATGGCAGCGTCACGCGCAGCGGGGGAGAGCTTTCCCAACTTGTCATGCAGTAGTTGCGCTACTTCGGATGCACTTTTCATGGTGCCATTGCCGTTACGCACATTAATACCATATTCATTCATTAACTTTGCGGCTTTGCCGGTTGGTGCAGACAAACGTTGCAGCATAGTTTTTAGGGACGTACCGGCATCGGCGCCATTTACACCCGCATCCGCAAATGCACCCAGCACTGCGGTTGTGTCCTGTATGTTCCATCCGGCCAAATGTGCCTGTGCGCCGCACTGTGCAAGCCCCTGTGTCAACGGTTCAACATCGGTAGAAGATGCAGCGGCAGCACCGGCAAGTGCATTGGCGGCAACGGAAGATTTGTCAGCGGACAGTCCAAATGCACCCATGGCTTGTACGACCACGTTGGCAGAGCTGCCAAGTTCCATGCCGGAAGATGCGGCCAAGTCCATGGTGGCTTTTAGCGCACCGCCCTTAATCTGGGCTTCAGTCAGGCCACCTTTAGCAAGCTCCACCATGGCTTCGCCTGCTTCCTTTGCACTGAACTGCGTGTCCGCACCCATTTTCAGGGCAAGATTACGCATACTGCCCATTTGACTCATAGGGATGTTTAGAGCACCGGCGGTCTGACTCATGGTATCCTCAAAATCGGCACCGGTCTTTACAGCAGAACGCCCCAGTGCAACAAGCGGCGTGGTTAAGCCCAGCGTCATTTTTGCGCCGGTTTTGGACATCTTTTCTCCGGCAGCAGAGAATTTACTGCCGGCGTTGGATGCACTGCCACTCACTTTGTCGGCGGATGCACTCACCTTGTCCAATTTTTCGCTGGCAGTGCCACTGACCTTACTAATGCCTTCGTTAAATCCGCTGGTGTCGATACTGGTATCAATGCGAATAGATCCATCATAGGCCATTGCTTTTCACCCCCTTATAGCCTGCCGCCATGCATCAACTTGTCTGCAATTTCGTCCATTTTCTCCTGCTCTCCTGCCGGGCGGGGCAGAGCATAGAGCTTTTTCATGCGGCGGTACAGTCGTTTTTGTTCATCTGGCAGATCGTGCAGGTCGGCGGCACGGTACTGCAGGATTCGGCAGAACTTGTTTTCCGGGCGCAAGGACTCGAATAACGCCCGATATTTCCAGTAATGCAAAAACGGCACTGACTCAAGGTCAATGCCGTAATCAGCTAAAAACGCTGCAAAAATGTAGCCGTCATCATACTCATAATCATAAATTTGCTCCGTACCTGCACCGCCGGACAATACGGGCTTTTGTGGCTTGCCACAGCGGTAAAACCACAGCATTTGCTCCACAGCAGCAGACAAATCAGTCGGGCATGCCGGGTAATACAAATTTAGCGCCAGCGGCAGCTTTTGTTCATCAGGCACGGTGCGGTCAAGCATCAGCTGCTCAAACAGGATGGATATTCGGTAATCGGTGCGGATGGGGCAGGGCTGTCCGCCAATTATGACTGTTTCCGGTGCGGTATCAATCAGCAGATTCATTTCTTTTCGGTCTTTGCCCGGCGTGCTGCGCGGTTTGGACTGTATTTCTGCACAAACTGCTGCGTTTCGGCTTCAAGCTCGGCGCGCTGCTCCTGTACCGCGTCGCAAAGCTGAAAAATGGCCCGCATCGCGTCCCGCAGGTTGCACTTTTCACCGAAAATCTTGCGGTCGGTGCCGTCGCCAAAAATAGTATTGAAGCACTCAAAAACTGCATGGCAGGCGTCACGAATATTTCCGGCGGTGCTCTGCCCACTAGGACCGGTGAGTGCATCTTTTGCCTTTTCGATTGCAGACAGTACCCGCTCGTTTTCGTCTGCATCGTAAATATCAAGTTCCAGTTCGTTGCCCTGAATTGTAATTTTACTCATTTGTAAGTACCTCCAAAATAAAATTGGCCGGTTCTGCGTTCATGTGCGCAAAATCAGCATAAGAAAAGCCCCCGGCAAAAACCGAGAGCTTTCAGTTATTCAGCTGCTTTGCTTGTTACGGTTGTAATTCCAGCAGCCACGGCTTTATTTGTACTGTCTGTTTCAACCACCAAAATTTTGTTTCCGGTTACCGCAGTAAGGCCAGCAATGCCGTCCCATGCTGTCAAAGCAGAACAGTCTGCGCCATAAGCAGGCAGTGCCACAGAGGCCGCCGTCTGGTATCGATAGCTATTTCCGGATGCTTTGGTAGGGGACACTGTGATTTTCGTATCGCCGATGTTTGTTCCGGCGGTGGAAGTAACAGCCAGTGAACCAATTGTATGAGCAACATCATCTTTCGCAGTAAACTGCAGCGTTTCGGTGTTGAACTCACCAATGACAACGTCGCCCTGGCTGTTCATGTTGGCTTCCACGGATGCAATTTCGCCGCCTTTGCCGGACAGCTTGTCAACCGCAAATTCCACTACAAACTTACGTGCATAATAGGTATTCGGCTTGTCTGCAATCGGCCTATACAGGCTGACACGGTAATAATCTGCCGTAATGCCCAGAAGCTCTTCCTCACCAATCTTTGTGATAAAATCTGTTACAGCATTGTCTTTGTAGCGGTCACCTTTGAGGGAAAATTCCGGCTCATAGCCGGTTGTGATGCTGCTGGTGGACTTGTCAGCAGTGTAGTGCTTGCTGACAGTTTTCGCCTTCGGGGATTCGTCGATTTCCTCGAAAACGTTCATAAGGTGCACATCCGACTTTGTATCATCCTGCGAAATGTCCAAATAGTCCGCAATTAGATTACGGAAAATCGGCGTGCCTTTTGGCTCGGTTTTCATTTGTTTACCTCCTGTAAATATTGCAGTCTGCACTGAATCTGGTACCGCCCTGCGGCTGCACTGGTGGTGAACAGGTATCCAGTGGACTGTGCTTGTATGATTTGTGCGGCTTTGCCTGTGGGCAGTTGTGGCAGCAAACCTGACTTTGTGTTCCGTTCCATCCATTCGGATAACTTTTCGTAAAACCCGGAGTTCGCAATGTTCTGCAATACGTCCGAACCGTAATCATTCACAGAACGAATGACGAACAGATACTGCCGCAGACTGCTGCCGTCGGTGTACTCCTTGATGATTTCCGTTGCGGGTGTGGTGTCAATGGAATATTCAATGCCCGATTCCGGCAGATAATCAACGTTGATTTTGTTATCGCCCATGAGCGGGCAGGTGAGAAAATAATCCCGCAGAGATTGAATGATGGTGTCAGCCATTACTGCCTCCTAACTTTTTGGCGCCACGCACAATTTCGTCGCGGTGGTCGGCTTTCATGCGCTCAAACCAACGCCCGCCGCGCTGCGCATCATAGCTGCGGGAGTCGGCAGTGCTGTAATACTGTGTTGCCGCGTAGGGTGCAATCCAGTTGACTTCGCCGCTGCCAACATGGGTGCCAAGGATACCGGATTTGTCCAGCATACCGGTGCGGAATGGTACATAAGGGGAAGAAAGCCGCAAAACTTCGCTGTCCACAAACTGTTGCGCACGGTTAAAGCGCCCGCCCCAGTTTGCGCCAAAGGAGGGGTTCCAGCGCAATGCGCAGGATGTGGTATTGACTTTTACATTGCAGTCACGCGGCGTGTCAATGTGGATTTTGCTCACTTTCCCTCAATCCTCCAATGCTGCATAAAAGGACTGCCGCGGCGGTTATCGCGCACGGCAGTTATTGTGTAATGTTCATATGTACCTAATTCTTTCGGCTGTGTAATGTCAGTGTCAAGTAACCCGTGCACAATGATGTCACCCACGGCGGCGGGGACAGTTTCAGAAATTGTGACAGGAATGCGTACCGTCAGCGTGTCGGCAGCCATTAAGCCATTTTCACCGACTGTGGCCGCTTGTTTGGCATACCAGTTGACACCGCCGTACTGTGCGCGCTCCCAGCGGTCAAGTCGGGTGGCCTTGTCATACGATTTGTGGTAAATGGTGCAGTCCGCGTTTGTGAGCATATTCACACCCCCGCATAGCGCAACGGTTCATCCGCTGGCAGCCACAAGCCTGCCGCATCCAACAGCGCAGCATTGCGTGCCTGCTGCGCTTCGGCGGGACTTTTGTAAGACACGGAGTATCCGTCTGTATTTTCGGACGCAATGCCAGCTGCACGTGCCGCCTGCGCTTGCGCGGCGGTCTGTGTATCGAGCAATTGCAACTTTTCAGCCACAGTGCAAACGGCATTCTGTACATCCGCAGTGACCCCCCAGCCGTGCCGCAGCCGCCCGAACGTGATGCGGTCGACAAAGGCAGATGCGTCGCGTTCCAACCGCGGCCAATTGGCAGCAGAGATTAAAGTGCCGTGGTAGGTGCTCTGATAGTAGTCATAATCGGCATACAAGCAAATCACTTTCCCTTCGGTTTATCTTCAAGTACAGGCGGGGAGGGCTGTTCTAGTGCTGCTTCTGGCACTGCAGGCGGTTCCAGTTCAGCGGGGACATAGCCTTTTTCTTTGTAATATGGAAATTCAGCTTCATCAATATTGCGGTAAATACCGCCGTTTTTAATTTGCATAGATTGTCACCTCATGTGGTCGGCTGTGCGTGCAGATAAATGCCCTTTGCCTTGTTGTCCAGCACAAATGCATCGTGATATTCGCGGTACTGGAACAGCCAGGAATCATTTTTCTGGTTGGTGTCCGGGTCAAAAATCTTCGGCAGCGCGAACTTGACCACCTGCGTAATGGCTTTCGGGTCAATCAGTATGAAATTAATACCAGTTGCGCCAGTGCCCTTATCGAAGCCGAACTTGTCCGCGCCAGTGTTCAAGGTGATCGCGGTGTAGAATCGGGTTGGGGGGACATAGGCAATCGGCAGGCCGTTGTAGCTCTGCAGCTGGTTATTTATCGCATTATCGCTGCCGTACTGGCGGTTCAACGCCTGCGCAAGTACCGGCTTCAGGTCGCTGTTAATGTACAGGCAGCGTCCCTCTGCGGTCACTTCAGCACTGTCCAGTGCTTTTACAGCATCATCAATGGCGGGGATAATGGTATCTTTTGTGAGCGCGGCGGCAGTTGCTTTCTGGATGCCCGTGGCGCTGGCATACTTGGCGAAGCGGTAGGCATCCAATTCTGGCACAACGTGGACGCGCATGAAGTCACCCGTTGCGGCGCCAAACGCCATGCCCAGCGTTTCTTCGTTGTCCATACGGTCAATATTGATTTCCGTGCCGCGTTCCTCGCTGAGGTGCAGTGTTTCCCATGCAACCGAGGTGTTGCCATGCGGGTACCCGTTCTGACGGCTGTAATCGCCGAGTCCGGATGTTTCCACTTTCATGATTTTTACTTCGTTGGTGCCGGTAAAGTCCGGTTTTGTGGCTGCATCCATACCGTTAGTAATGGATGCAGCTTTGTAGATGCCGTCAATAACCGGCACAAATTTTTTTGCGTATTCAATAGAGTTTGGCATTATTCTTTACCTCCTGTAGTGTCCGGGGCGGAAATGCCCGCGGCTTTGTAGGCCGCCGCAGCGAAAGTGTCCAGCTGCGTGTCCGGGGATTCGTGGTGTTCCCCGGCGCTGCTGATGTGCCCGGCGGTCTGTGTGTCTGTGGCAGGCTTTTCTTCTTCAAACAGGAAAGCCTTGTCTTTCTTCAAATTCTGTACCTGTTCGTCCAAACCCAGCACTTTGTCGCCGTCAATCGTGACAGCGTCCATATTGACAAAGGGCAGCACAGCTTTGACATCCCGCGCTTTCGCCCCCACCAGTGCAAGGTTGATAGCACTGGACTTCTTTAAAGCACCGATGTCAGTGTCGTATTTGGTTTGTGCATCCTTGACATCCTGCTTCAGCTTTTCAACATCCACACCATCAAAAGCCTTCACCTTGTCCTGCAGGTCTGCAATGGTGTCGTTGGCGGTTTTTAGTTCGTTTGTCTTGCCGTCAAACTTGCTTTTGTCTACATAGCCGCCGCCAGACAGGTCAACAAACTTTGCTTTGTGTTCACCGGCGGCCTTTTCAAAGTCCGCATAGGTGAGTGATTTGTCACCGAAAAGTTCTTTAATATCCATGATAATCTCCTTGCCGCATAGATTTAATTTATAAGCGCGCAGCCACTCTGCGCCGTGCGGTTCCTGCATTTTAAGCCCGGCAGGGTAGGGCAAAATAAGTATGAAAAAAGCAGCCCGCAAAGGCTGCTTGCTTCTGAAATTGGGCGTAAAAATGCCGCCGGGCGTGTGCCGTGGCGGCTTAGTTGTTGTAATAGATGCTATCATATATTTTTTGTGCTTTTCGGCCGAAATCGTTGTATTCTTCGTAATCAGGAGGTGCAAAGCCCTTCGCATCGATAAGGTCATAGAGCGGGTCTAGTACATCGTCCAGCTTTTCTGCATTCAGCAAGACATTGGCGTTATCAAAATATTTCTGAATGAACGAGAGGTCTTCCTCTGTAAACTTCAGCATGATATTTCCCTCCTTAACGTGGATTAGTTTGAATGAGCCGCTTATCGCGAATGCTGATAGTAACGGTTGCGTGCTTTCCGTACAGTGTCTGCCGAATATCGCCGTTATCCAATGTCCTTACAGTTCCCAACTTAACTGGATTCTTTAAAGCATCCAGAGCTGCGTCAACTGCTACCCCGCAGCGCATATCAGCGTGGGGAGTGGATGTCTGCCCAATAATGCGGTCAATAAAATGAGTGGCAAAGGATTCAATGGTAACGCCGGTTGAAGTAGTAACACCAACAATCTTCTGCTCAATTTCTGCTGCTGATTTTTGATACTGCCCAAATCCTACCAGTGGATGAATATCACCTTTGTCGACTGCATGGCTGTATCCTTTCAGTAGCTGGTAAGCAGGAGAGTTATTATACTTCTCCTGATAATATTTTGCAAGCGTTTTCGGTGCAGTGTCTGACGCGCCAATGTCGTGTATCCACTGTTGATAGTGCTTATCAGCTGCAAAGCGTGCTTTCTGTGCCGGACTGCGTCCAAACGAAACGGTTTTACCGGCTGCTTTTGTTGCAGCTACCTGCTCACGTTCCCGCTGCCTTAAAAGTCCGGTTTGCTGCGTAAAGTCTTTCAGCGCCGCTTCCTGCTTTTTGAGCCGAACGGCGGCAGCATCAAACTCCTGCTTCATTGCTTTGGCAGTCGGTTCATCTTGGGCGGACTTGACCGCTTCATCAAAACCGGCGGCTTTGCGCTTGCTGTCACGGATTGCCCGCTCCATTGCCCGCTGCTGCTGGGTGGCATCATAGTAGGAAATTTTTTCACCATTGTATGTAACGGTTTGATTTTCATACTCTTTTAGCTTTGACTTCGGATAAGCACTTTCGGACAGCCCCTCAAAAAACGGGTGGAAGCTGTGCCGGCAGTGCCAACCGCAAAGACCAGCGCCCGTACCGTATCCGGTAGCGCCCGCGAAGTCGTCGTATTTGTCGCTTTTGCCGCTTCGGCTGAACACTTGCCCCTGCCACACAACGTGTGAAGGCCGCGCGCCGGCGTGCGCCGTGGTTTCAACGAGGTCACAATTCATATCGTCCGCATAGGAGAGCGACACTTCTGCTGTTGTCTGGTTGACACCGGTCAGCACTGCGCGGCGGCTTGCAACGTCCAGTCGGTCATGGTGCCCGGAGGGGTAAGTTACCCATTCACCGCCGTCTATGGCGGTACGCACGGCATTGCGGACAGCGGACACATAATCGAATGCGCCGCTGCCCACCTGCATTTCCGCAATGGTCGCCGCGTGTATGTATGCCTGCTGTGCACCGTTGGCGGTTGTCTTGGTGAGGTTTTGCAGATAGCCGTTTGTTTTTTGCAGCCCTGCCTGCAGCACCTGCACGGCAGCGGGTGCCATAGCAAGAGGAGGAGGGGACAAACCTGCAGCCGTGTAAATGGCGGTATCATAAGCAACAGCCTTTAATCCGGCCTCTTCGAACAGCGCCCGCACCTGCTGTTTAGATGCGTTGGTACAGCGGGCAACCTCCGCAATGACTTCATTATAGAGCAGTCCGTTTTCCTGTGCCCGCAGAATCTGCCAGGCAGCGGTATTGGTAACGTGCCCTGCTTTCATCAGCCGCCGCACAACGTCACGGACTATCAGCTGGTCAAGTTCACTGTATAATTCCACAACGCCGTCAGAACAGTGGTCAAGGTATTCAGGTGTCAGCATTGCCAACACCTTGTTTAAATCCAAACGGGTTTTGCAGGTCGGCGGCAGCGCCCAGCACAGTCTTTGCGGTGGTTTCGTCTTCGCCATACCATTTGACACGGTATTCCCAGGGCTTCAGCAAACCATCCCGCACATCCTGCCGGTCGCGTTCGCGCTCCTGCTCTTTGTCGATGATGTACGAATCCTCAAACTTGATTTCAATATCGCAGTTCTCGTCCACTGGCTGGCCGAGAAATTCCCGGCCAATGTAGAGAATTCCGCGCACCAGATTTTGCAGGGCGTGTTCCACTACAATGTAGTGCTTGTTCGCATTCTGTACCAGGTCTTGCCGCTCACCGGTGTACTGGGTGGCTGTTTGAATTGTACCGCCGTCAAAGCTGTAGAAGCGTGTGCCCAAGCCACACTTGAAGCTGAGATAGTCAAGTGCTGCCTGAATACCTTTGGTGTTTTCCTCCACGCGCAGGGTTGGATTGTACTCGTGCAGTGGCAGTTTACTGTCGTCGTCCAGACCGTTGCCGGATGGCACAGTGAGGAACAGCTGCTGCGCCATGTCGTCCGGGGTAATGACCACGCCTTTTTCATTCCGTCGGGTCAACGTCTGGTCGTAAAAGACCTTTTTGCCGCCCAGTTTGAAGTCCTTGACGAAATTGTTAAATGCAATATCGACATTTTGCAGCTCATCAGTGGCGTTGGCATAAACGGAAAGCCCCATCCCGTTGGAATAGGGGAGGTTGTTGGAAAGGTTCGGTTCGATGATGGAGAACCACGGAATCGCAGAGCCAGTGGAAATGACCGGTGCAATGCCTTCCGGCAGCGGAAGCGGGCGGAAGGAGCCGTCCTCATAGGCAAACAGCTCGTTGGTAATTGTGTACAGTTCGTCATTGCCACGGGTGTGCTCCTCCAAATAAATCTGATATTTGCCATGTACCAGCTGTACCGACGCGAAGGCTGCTTCGGTGATGTGTCCTGCCTGCGTGGAGATGGGGAAGATGTACGGCGCATCAAGATAAGTGATAGCAATATGCGCATCAGTGCCACGCAAAATCGTGCCAGAAGCATTGACCGGAGCATTCAGCAGCCGCAGCACAAACGCGCCGGTGCCGCTGTAAAAGGCACGTTCCACCAATTCGTTGCCTTTGCTCCAGAAATCATTTTCTCCCAACACACCAGTGACTTGCTTCGGTCCCTGCAGAAATTCACTGCTTGCTTTGTCGCCGACTACAATTTCTGTTTTTTCGTTTAATAAGATAGACGCCCAGTCTTCACAAACTTTCTTGGCCATTTTCATGGAGTACAGCTTGCGCTCCAGCTTGTGGTCGCCGTCCAGCTCATAGTAGCGGTGGAAGGCTTCCACATAGCCACACCACCAGGCTTTCCAGAGCCGAATGTGCTCATAATACTGTGTTTGCAGGCTTGTGCCATACTTTTTATTAAGATACTGCAAAATTGGTGCAGCTTCGATTGTGTCCATTATGTTTTCACCAGCTTTCGCATGAAGCGTTCAAACGAATATTCAAACGCATCCAGAATATCAATATCTGACGTGAAATCATCCAGCCGCTTGTCCTCACCCTTTTCCGCGGCCTTGCTGTCCCATACAGCGCCCTCTAAACCACGCCGCAGTAAATCACAGCCGCGCAGAAGGTGCAGCCGATCCGTGTTTAATAGGGTGTTGGTGCAGATGATGCGGGAAGTAATCGGGTTTTTGTCGCTGTCACCGACGGGGATATTCATCCTTGCCGCCAGCAGGGCTTTTCGTAAGGTGGTAATCAAATACTGCTCTGCACAGTCGGCGAAGCAGTATCGGATGTAAATGCCCGGATAGTCCGTTTGCAGCCGCCGCAGAAAACGAATCAGTTCGCGTGACAGCCGATCAGCGTCAATTTCTCCTTTTGTACCCGCAATGTGATAGTCCCGCAGCACGACTAAGCTGCTGTAATTACGCATCACAGCAGTGGCCACAAACGTTGTCAGGGAGCGGTTGCCGCCGAAGTCAATGCCGGTGCTGATAAAATCAATCTGCTGCGTGTTTACGGAATCAATCATCCAGTGTTCAGGGTTGTCAGCAAATTGCCGGTAAATCAGCCCGTCTGCCGTTTTCCACAGGCCAAGGATAAATCGGTCATAGTAAACGCCAGAATATTCTTTTTTCAAATTTGCAATGTAATCTGGGTCAAGATAGGGGTTGTCGTCAATCAAAAACTGCATGCAGTGCATGTCCAGTTCCGCACAACGGTCAATGTATTTGGTTTTCAGCCAGTGCTGCGGACTGTCGGGGTTCGTGGTAGAAATCAGCTTTGCACCGGGGCAGGAGAGGCGGGAGAGCAGCATGGAAAAGAAATCTTCGGTGAAAAGTGTCAGCTCATCGCAGTAGGCACCCTGCAGTGTTATGCCGCGAATTTTACTTTCGGCTCTGGCGTCATTAACACCCTCCAAATAAATAAGCCGCCCGAACAGGCAGCCTTCTTTTTTACTCAAAGAGTATGTGAAATTGTTTTTGCCGACCAGTGTTTGCAGCAGGTCCAGACAGTTACGGCGTAGGGAGGTAAGCGTCTTTGCCACCATCAGGTAGTTACCCTCCTGCGGCATCGTTGCCACCCAAAACGCCCACAGCACAAGACTAATCCAAGTTTTCCCGGAACGCACAGAGCCTTCCAGCAGGTTAATGCGACGAAGTTTGTGCTGCTGCCAAAGTGACAACAGTTCACGCTGCTTTTGCGAATACACTTTATTCATCTTCTTGCAGCCCCTTTATCAAGTCTTCCAGCTGACCAGTGTCGGAAGCATTGGCATCATCCTCGCCAATCAGGTTCCGCAGCTCCTTAACCGCCGGCACATCGCCAGCCTGTGCCTGCTGCATCAGTGCGAACACCACCAGCATTTTGTTGTCACAGCCCTCCGGCGGAATGCCGGCACGTGCAAGCTTGTTCCACTTGCGCCGGTCACTGACAGGCAAAGACAGCAGCAGGTCCGCGTACTCCCGCATGGTGCGTTTTGCACGGCGTGCGGCGCCGGAGGCTTTGCCACCTTTTGAGCCGATTTCTCTAGCTTCGCTCTTGCTTCGTTCACTCATGGGAATCAGATTTTTTTCATTGCTCACTACGGACCACCATCCAGGAGGCGACTTTCGCCCGGCGGCCAGACCTGTACCATGTTACCAGCTCCTTTTGGGTATAAAAATAGCAGCCCGGTTAAAGGCTGCTGAATCATCAAAGACAGGACTTATTGACAACGCCTGCCCGGTTAAGTAACACCCGCCGACTCGTACCACATGGGTAAATCGGTCAGGAAGTGGTGAGATACTCCGGTCACGTCCCGGCAGGCACACGCTATTGCGCTGCCGTAACTCATAATAGGTAGGCTTTATTCCGTGTGCTTACCGGTCACGGTCAGATTTTTATAAAAATCCGTAAAATTCCCTATCGCCAGTAGGTATTTAAAGTGATATTCAATCACAGGCATGGTGCACAGTGCAGGAGTCGAACCTGCGTCTACAATCTGCCGTTGACAATATCTGTGCATATAATAACGGACGTCACCGTCCGTTGCCGTCTGTTCCGGCTGCCAAAAAAGTATATTAAGAGAAGGATGTTATTGAGTCAGCAGGGTTAATGCCCCTGAACCGGCTCATAGGTGCCGCGGCATCATCCCGACGCGGCGGCGAATGAAAGGAGGATTGCGAAAATGGACCCGTGAGAATCCTGCTTCTGAACTCTCTATTATTCATTATAACGGGACATTCGGGGACATTGGGGGACATTTGTAAAAAATCTTTGTAAATATTTCTTATTAGAATCCGTACTCTTGCCCGTTCTGTATGAAACTTTAGCCCATGTCCACCCGAAAATATAATGCATTTTCAACAATCTTCTGGCCCGAGTATCAGACAAAGTTTCTACAAACTGCTCAATCTCAGCTTTCTGTGCGGTTAATGCTTGAATCCGTCGTCGCTCGGCATCACCTGCCGGTAAGCCACGAATCAGAATTGGGTGCGGATAACCACTGCTGCCGTCCTGCACGGTGTCGCCGACAACAGTATGTAAATATTCCTGCAGGTCTGCAATCTCTGCAACAATGTTTGGATAATCTTCAAGCTGCTCTCGCGTCATAATTTCATCACTTCTTTCCGATGCTTTGGAATTAAGTACAATTGATTGCAAGCTAACCACCGCTGCCATGTCTGAAATTCTTCTTTGCTAAGTTGCCGGTGCCAATATTTAATTAGCAGTTTGTGTATTTGCTGGATATACCGTCGTTCGTTCTGCGGCAGACCATCCAGTTGCAGCGGTATGGTTTTGGCTAATTGATTTAACATGATGGCTTTACCATTCGGACTGTCAGATGAAATGGTTTTGGGTTCTGCCAATCGCTTCCCCCGACTCACGGCAAGCCTTCAATGCGGATATAAATTCCGGTATGTAAATTATCCGTCGCCCAGAACTTTTCCGAAATTTCTGATGCAACCAATGCGTCGTCCTTCCAAAAGCCTACTGCGGTCATGCAGTCTTTTAACAGCTTCTGCAAATTATCGGTGTCGGGTTTCGTAATGCGCCATGTTCCGGGCTTGTGCCTGCCAGGAGGAAACAGCCACTTTGTTACAAGTCGTACTCCATCTGTGTAGG